GTCTTCTTCCTCACGCGCTTCCGACTCCCCGAAATTTAATTCACTCTCTTCTTCCAGATCGTCAAGCACCAAGTCTTCCCAATCATCGTCTTTTTCAGCCATGAGTTTTCCACTCCTCCACACTGGTAACCCAATCCATAGGTATTGCAATTTCCGCGTCCCCCTCTTCCACTTCACCCCTGTCATTTAACAAAACGTGCGGGCACAGCAAAAGACGCCGCTCGTCCTGATGAAGAATCACACCACACGACATAACCTCCGCCTCCTTTGTTTCCTTCATCTCTTCAACCGAACGCCACCCATTACGGGTCCCGCCACACGCATCACGCCACCTGACCAAAAAAAGCCTCGGCATCATCTCGCCATCCCCCCAGATATAAGATAGAGTTAGTCCTTCTATTGAAGTAGACTACTACAGTCCGGGTGGAGAGTCTGATATGGGATTGGCAATTGATTCAGAAAAAAGAGTAGATGTCGCCAAACTGCTGGAAAACAGCGAAGATTTCTACGCGTTTGTAGCCAATGCCCTGCAAAACGAAATCTGGATGGGCGACGAACAAAGCAAACACCTGATGGGCACCCTCATGGCCGACAACGAGCAGGAGTTCATCACGTGCCTTTGCCAGATCGGCTTTATCGTCTACACCGATTACCTCATCGAAACCCGCGACCAGTTTAAGCACAAGAACTTCCACTGATGCGACACTGCTACGTCTGCAATCGATGCGGTGTGCCTATCACCAACGCCCTGTGCGAAAACTGCCACAAAGACCGCAAGGACAAACCCGTCAAAATGCAAATTGTTGAACACTTCCTAGCCTTGATCCTCATGACAGGACTCACGGCCTACGTCGTTATCTTTTTATGAGCGACCGCACAGGCGAACTGCTTATCGGGGCGGCGAAGGTCATGGCAGGGATACTCATCATCCTCATAGCGTCATGCGCCTTCGTCACCTCACACGACCCGCAATGGGAATGGCCCCGAGACTTGGAACAGGGGGAATAGACCACGCTTCACGGACCACGGGTCTTAATTTCGCTTTCTATATAGTGTTTTCCCAGAGAAATAAAAAATAAAAAAATAAATTAAAAATAGCCGTTACCGGCGTTACCGCGTTACCTTGCCCTGAAAGCCGCATAAACACTGAGTTTTGTCGTAACACGTAGGTAACGCGGGTATACGCCAATTATGTTCAAGCTTGTTAATCACGCCTGTGCTATTAGGGCTTTTGAGATTCAAAAAAATTATTTTTATTTTTCTGGAAAATATATATATAGGGAGCCAAATTAAGGTATGGTTAGCGGGACTTACTCACATACCGAGGTATTCCTGTGACGAAGAAAGCCAAGCGGTACGCCAAAGTGTTAGACACTAAGGCGGCGGCACTTCCTGAAGCAAAACGACAGCAAACCAACCGACCACCACTGGCACAAAAGCGTTTGACCAGAAGGCAGGAGCTTTTTGTCCGCGAACTTGTGTCAAAAGATGGACAGATCACAATGCGGGAGGCGGCGATTAACGCGGGCTATCCTGAACGGTCTGCCCATGTCAGGGCTTCTGAACTCACTAACCCCCGAATCCACCCTCATGTCTGCCGCGCGATCCGTGAATACAGGCAGGAGCTTGACGAAAAATATGGCGTGGAATATCAGCGGCATCTTAGGGACCTCCAGATCATCCGTGACGCGGCGTTAGAGAATGGTGCGTACAGTGCCGCAGTGCAGGCGGAATATCGCCGTGGGCAGGCGCAGGGGGACATCTACGTCAATAAAACGGAGATACGTCACGGCACCATCGATCAAATGAGCAAGGAAGAGGTCATGAAGGCCTTGAACGAATTGAAACAAACGTATGCCCCATTGACACATGATGCGGGAGCCGAGGACGGTGGAAACAGAAAGCGGGCGCGTGAACGCCTTGCTGAAGAGGTGCAAGATGTTCCTGATTAATTGGTGGGGCAAATGCTGGTATGGCGAATCGGAGTGGAAGCGTAGGAAAGCGGGCGTTTCTGGAATAGCAGAACAATGGAAGGAGCCTTACTTTTCACATCCTTTGGATAAGATGGCGTGGGAACTGAGAAAGAACCGGTTTAAAACTAATGGACATATTGGAAACGAAGGCAAAACCGAAGAAACAGCGTGAAGCCAGCTTCTGGCAATCGTTAAAGAAAGCGATCCGAGATAACTGCCCTGATTGGTCTGCCACGCGGTTGGAGTCTAGGGCCACGTTGGGTGTGCCGGATGTCCTGATCATGGACGGCAAGGGCGATTGGCATATGGTGGAGTTGAAGACCACGCAGAATATGTCGGTAGACATCACGCCGCATCAGGTGGCGTTTGCCACTAAACATGCGCGGGGCAGTTGCTGGATTGCGGTGAAGCTTTGTACTGCCACGGGCAGTGAGATCTTCCTGTACCGTGGTGACCGTGCGGTGGACCTGAAGATGGATGGATTGCGCGCTACACCCACTAAACATTTCAGCCACCCTGTTTCGTACCGAAGTGTTCTCCACGCTATTGCCACTATGTGAGTTATCCCATACTATGGTGGTGGGCATATGCCCTGATCAACGGAGAACGAACCATGAGACATGAACTGAGATTAGCGGTGTGGACCGTGGAGTGTGGCGAGCGGTGCAGGTGGTTCCCTGACCATGCGTCTGCAAAGGAATTTGCCAATAATGAGTGGGACAAAGAAACGGACGGTGTGCCCTTTGTTCAATCAAAAACCATTTGGGATGTGGAAGAGGTCTGCGAGATTCTGAACAACATCGAATCGTTTGCGGACAATGCACCATGCCCTGCTGAACTGAGGATCATGCGATGACGCAAACAGTGGGCGAAGCCGCCGAGGCCAGATACGCTGGCCTGACTTACGATCATGCCCTGCCGCAGGGCTGGGTGGATCAGTGCTGTGACAAAGGCCTTGATCCGCGAGGTCATTTCGTTTGGCTTTACGACGATTACGTTGGAAGGCCTGCCCCTATCACCGACGAGGGGGACCGCATTGTGTCCTTGCTCGCCCGTGATCCGTAGGCGCTAGCACCTACGCCAAGCCGCCTTCGGGCGGCTTTTTTATGGGCGTTTGAGACTACGTTTATAGTGTCAAGCTTTTTTTTATCGGGCCGCAAACCCGCGCCGTTGCTAGGGCCAACTCTTGATTTCGGCGGTTTTGTCGAGTTGGCAAAAATCGATATGCGATAATAGGTCTATCAAGTCCAAGCGACTTCGATGCTCTTTAACATCGCTGGCCTAGCACCGAGACGCGAGTCCGCTATCGGATGGCAACTTCTCAAAACCTTCATTTTCACTTTGGGAGAAAAGCAATGGATAATTCACTTTACGTTGTAATCGCGGCTAACCACTGTTGGGGTGCGGCAGAGTCTTTAACCGAGGCACTGAGCAACGCTCACTTGAGAGAGCAAACCCGTCTGAGTCATTTTGATTGGGTGTTTGATCAAGAAGAGTTACAGGAGCGGTGGGATAGCTGGAAAGAATACGGCGAGCAGGATTGGCGAGAAGAGATTGAGTTCTCCGATGAAAAGCCAACCGAGTGCCTGATCTACCGGTTAGATTGCGAGGTCTGGAAAAGCTACCGGATCTGCGACATATCGGGAGGGATAAGTGCCGAGCCCCTTGATCCTAAGATGACCGGCGCGGAGGCCAGCAAAAAACTGGCTGAAATCCAGATCAGGGCGCTGTTCGATAACGGGGTACTAAAACCCCTCAAGTGAATCCAAACCAACCCCGCTTCGGCGGGGTTTTTTTTGCCCCGAGAAATTTTAAAAAGAGCATTGCAGTGCTGGGCGGCGTATGCGATAGTTCGGTTGCGGCAATGTTGCCGCGAACTTTGGGAGAAGTAACCATGCAACACACGATTGAAAATTCAGACAACACCCTGACCCGTTTGCTTCAGCAGGTGCAGGACCAAGCCGCCAGATCGCAGGACTTTCTGGCACCGACTAACCAGCTTCAACTTATGACCGGTGATCGGGGTGACGGTAGCAAGGTCAGCCAGATTGTTTTGGAGCAGTCGGGCGGGGCACCCACTCAGATCCTGACCGCCAACGATGTGGCGTTTGACCAGATCAGCCAGCGGGCCGGTATTGATGTCCGGACTGCCCGCCGCCTACAGCAGGATTACTCCACCGAATTCGATGGACTGATCAATGCTATCTGGCAGAAAGAACCGGCGGTGCGAATGATCCGCTCATTCCAAGACGCGACTCATGCG